ATACAAGTTAAACATTGATTGCCTTGGAATCTTGAAACGCAATCAAAGCCATATGGTTTTTTATCTTTATGTACTGTAGAAGTATGTTTGAAGCCCTTGGGCGGTGGTCCGTCAGTCATTGGGGCGGAAACTCTGACAATTAAATTTTTAGGAAACTTATTGTTTTTTAAATATTCTTGAATCATTTTAATTTCCCTTGTTGGTAACCAATGCTTTGTCTTTGGTGTATTCTCAGCAATTTGTACAATCTTTTTTAAGGCCTCAAGATGTGGCAAGTCTCCACTATCAAACCACCTAAAATATTTAATATCTTGTAGTTGATAAGTCATAACATAAACAAAGTAATCACTTTCAAGATGTTTTAAATTTGTTTCTTTATTTTTTCTAACCGATGGGAAATTAAAATTTCCTTTCATTGCGTAGCATTTAGCACAGACTGATCCTTTAACTTTTCTTAGTTTTGAGCCTGTGATGCAGTTTCTAGCATCCAAGCCAAACGAATAACCCCGCATTTTTGAAGTTTTCCCGAGTCTAATTAATTGCATTTTTTTTATCCTTTCTAGTTCGGCATTGAGAGAGAACCACTCCCCCAATGCCTAAGGTTCTTAGCGTTGCGTTTTAATACTCACCTTGTACTTTGGCTTTCTTGTGGCGTCCAAGCCTCCACAGTTAATAGTACCTATTAATATTTGAAATATACAAAATTATGGGATAATATACAAGTATTAATTTAACGAAAGGTAAAAAAAATGAACTTAATAAAGGACCTTAAAAAAAGTTATATGGTGATTGGCGGAAAAGATTACTATGAACTTTCTAAATTTGATCGTGGTTATGAAGGTATTGAATACTGTAATCTTGGGGGCGGGTTTATTAAAAGAATTAAAATCAATGACGCTTTTATGAATGACTACGAAAGCGGGAAAATTAAATTTACTAATAGTCTTCCCTCTCATTATATTTATGGCAAGATATCTTGTGAAGGTATGGACCTTAAATATGTAATGGGTTATTATAATCCAATCATTCGTTGGAATGGTTGGATCAATCCTTACTTTACATGGGAAACTTGCAAACAAATAAACAACGCTTGCACTGACGAAAATTTATTGTTTAGATTTTATGATGAGGAAGTAAACGGAAAGCAAGTTAAGACTTTAGAATATTGTAATCAATATGATTGCGAAACGCCTTATGAAATACCAAGTCAAAAAATAAATGGAATTGAAGTTTATGATTGTGGTCTTGGTATCTGTTGGGAGTTATACAAATAGATTTTAGAACAGGGGGCTTACGCCCCCTTTCTTTTTTACTCTTCCGCTTGTGGTTGCGGGGCTTCTAATAAATTAATTGTAGGCTTATAAGTTTCTAAAACAAACGGGGCTTTAATTTTTAAAAGTGTTTCAACTTTCTTTTGAGCCTCTTCTATATCATTTGTTAAAACTACATCATCAAGACAACGATCTTCTAATTGTCTTAATTTAATAAGTTCTTTATTAGTTTTGCTTTTTTGCGTGAGCCTGCGTGCGTGTGCTTCCGCAAATTTTTCAACTTGATGATCTATGTCTTCGGCCTTCACTACTTCATTTTGGCAAAATCTATAAGACATATTATCTTTTAACTTGTGCGTGCCCGCATACTTACGCATGAAAGCTCTACACTTTTCTTGAAGCTCTTGGTGCTTAAGCTCAAGTGCTGCCATTTCTGATTTTAGTTTATCAGCCCCTGTTTTAGTCTTAATTTCTGGAATTTTAGAATTAACAAATTCCGCCTCTTCCATTTGTCTTTGAGCGTTTAATACATCTCTATGATTTTCGAAAGCGTTTCTTACTTTCGTTTTTAGCCTTTCGATTTGATATACTTTTGCTTGTGGCATTTTCTTATCCTTTCGTTTTTTTGTTAATACCTATTGTAATTTACAGGATTAATCCCATATAGTCAATAAGGCCTTTCGTTAATAGGGGGCTATTTCTAGCCCCCTAGATATTTAATCAAAGTATTTTACTAATCTCATATAGTACATGGAGTAAGCGTGAATATTCTCAAATCTCCCCCAACTCTTAAAACTCCACGCCTCGTCCATTCGTCTATTAAGTGCGTTGGCTTGTTGCTCTTCGAATGAACTTTCCCCGTTGCTCATACACTCGAGAGCGTCGTCGTCGGGGTGATACATATTCCCCGTTTGCACTAGATGTCTTATGAAAGCTCTAGCGTCTTTAAGTGTTTTTATTTTCTTGTAAATAATATTAGGGTTAAGTGGTTTTTGCTCTTGGTTGTAGTGTTTCATTGTTTCCCTTTCGTGGCAGCAACACCAAATAAGATTAATAATACGCATGCTAGTCCAAAAAGAACTAGCATGAAAATCAAGAATATGTATGCGATCATTATTAAAACATATCCTTTATAACTACCCATAAAAACATTAGGGCAATCACTAAAGTTATAATTATACAAATGTATTCTAAGTCAGTCATTAATAGCCCCCCGATAAATCAGCATAACTTAAATCGTAATGCTCTTTTTTATTTAAAGTCCATCTATGGTAGCCTTTGTATTTGTCATACTTTGGCTTTTTAGGTTTTTGTTTTACTCGCACCTTATTAAGATGCGAGTAAGTGTAGTTTGGGAATAAATTTAACTGTTTCATATTTTTTCCTTTCTAATACTACTTACAGTTAAGTTTTTATATTTCTCATATAATCTTGGGTTTTCACTTTTAAACTGTGTAGAATTAAATCTTGTTGAGATTACATTCTTTAATTTAATTTCATTCCCTATAATTATATCAGTGTCATTTTGTAAACTCATAAAAGCATCAACGAAACTATCATCTCTTAATATTTTGGCTTCAAGTTTCATTAGTTCGATTTGCTTTTCGAGTTCAATCCAAGCCAAAAGTTTTTGAACTTTTAAACCTTTGATCTTGGCTTCTTTTTTAGTTATTTTTCTCATAATATACCTTTCGTTAAATATAGGATAAATCCTATAGTAATATAGACGGATCTGTCAAGAAAATATTTCAAAAAAAATAAATTTTTTTTATGGAATAAATTAAGAATTAATTCGTCCATATAATTATGGATAGACAACAAGCCATTAAAGAAGTGAATAAGTGGTTATTTAAATACTATCAAAAAATAGATAGGAAAATAAACGCAAATAAAAAACCACTTTACACTAAGAAAAAAAAATAATTTTTAAATGGGCGGTTATCCTACCGCCCATTTAAAGCTCAACCGCTAAAGAGATACTAAGACTTTTTGATTTTCGCATTTGACTTAATTTTTGACCCCCGCCCACCCTAAATTTTTTTAGACATATATGTATACCTATAGTATAAATATACACAGAAAAGATGAGCGATTTCATTTCAGATCTAGGTTCGATGTCCCAGGATGATCGACAACTATTTATTAAAAAGTTAGAACTAAAAAAGTTACAACTAGAATCAGCAAAGAATTCTAGAGACTCCTTTACGAATTTTGTAAAAAGTATATGGCCCGACTTCATCGAGGGGCGACACCATAAAATCATTGCTAAAAAATTAGAAGCCATCAGGGATAAAAAAATTTCTAGATTAATTGTGAACATGCCACCAAGACATACTAAGTCAGAATTTGCTAGTTACCTTTTTCCAGCTTGGATGATGGGGCATAACCCTAAATTGAAAATTATCCAAACCACCCATACAGCAGAACTAGCATATCGTTTTGGTAGAAAAGTCAGAAATCTGATGAACGAACAGGAGTACAAGTCGGTGTTCCCTGACACAGAACTACGAGCAGACTCTCAAGCAGCAGGAAGATGGGAAACAAATCATGGGGGCGAGTATTTTGCGGCAGGTGTCGGTGGTTCAATAACAGGGCGTGGTGCAGATTTACTCATTATCGACGACCCACACTCCGAACAAGACGCTTTATCGAAGACTTCTATGGAGAATGCATGGGAATGGTACACTTCAGGACCCCGTCAGCGTCTTCAACCAGGCGGAAGTATCGTTGTCGTCATGACAAGATGGTCGGAAGACGACCTTACAGAGAGATTAATCGAGGCTCAGATGAAAGATCCGATGGCGGACAAGTGGGAAATAGTAGATTTTCCTGCGATCATGGACAACGGACAACCGCAATGGCCTGAATTTTGGAAAAAAGACCAACTCGACGCTGTAAAAGCGTCTTTGCCCGTGGGAAAATGGAACGCACAGTGGCAACAAGAGCCAACATCGGAAGAAACTTCCATAATTAAGCGAGAATGGTGGCAACTTTGGGAAAAACCGATGCCTCCTTTGCAATATGTCATACAAAGTTACGATACTGCGTTCAGTTCTAGAGAAACTGCGGACTTTTCTGCGGTTACAACATGGGGAGTTTTCTATAATGAGGTGGTCGGCAAGCCCAATGTCATACTTTTGGAGGCAGAAAAGGGAAGATGGGACTTTCCTGACTTAAAAAGGATAGCATTAGAGAAAAATGAGTATTGGCAACCCGAACAAATTATCGTAGAGGCTAAAGCAAGTGGTATGCCACTCACTCAAGAGCTACAAGCCATGGGTATTCCCGTTATAAACTACACTCCTAGCAGAGGTAACGATAAAATGGTGAGAGTAAATTCTATTTCACCGTTATTTGAGAGTGGAATGATTTGGTATCCACCATATAAGTGGGCAGAAGAATTGATTGAAGAGTGTGCAGCTTTCCCTTATGGTAGAAACGACGACTATGTAGATAGCATGACACAAGCGTTAATGCGATACCGACAGTTCGGTGCATTACAACACGAATACGATGAAGAGATAGAGGACATACCAAGACGCAAGATTGCTTTTTATGGATCATAAGGTATAAATACTGAATGGCTGAAATTGATAAAACATTAAACGAAGCACCGCAAGGTGTAGAAGAAGAACTTACACTTGAAGAAGCAACGACTCCTATGGATGTCGAGGTGGAGACTGATGAAGAGGTGATCGCCAACATTGGTCCATCGCCCGAGGACACAGGAGACGGATTCGCTGACAACTTAGCCAACAAAATTCAAGAAGAAACACTCGCACAAATTTCAAACGAATTACGATCACAGTTCTCAGTCGATTTAACATCAAGAAAAGATTGGGAACAAAGTTATATCAAAGGATTAGATTTATTAGGATTTAAATATACAGAAGTTTCAAATCCCTTCAGAGGGGCAGCATCAGTTTCTCATCCACTACTCGCAGAGGCAGTCACGCAGTTTCAAGCAGGAGCGTATAAAGAACTCTTGCCTGCGGGCGGTCCTGTTAAAACAACAATCATCGGAGAGGTGAACGAAATTGTTGAGCAACAAGCAGAGCGTGTCAAAGAATTTATGAACTATCAGTTGATGTATAAGATGAAAGAGTACGATCCCGAGATGGACCAGTTATTGTTTCACTTACCGTTGGCAGGAAGTGCATTTAAAAAAATTTATTACGATAGCAACATGGCAAGACCGTGTGCAAAATTTGTTCCAAGTGAAGATTTAGTTGTGAACTATGGTGCATCTGAATTAGATGATGCAGAAAGAATTACTCATGTCATAAAAATTTCTCCAAACGATTTAAAGAGACAGATGATCTCTGGTTTCTATCGAGATATTGACATGGAGGAAGATGATGAATTGTATTCTTCGTATTCTGATATTCTCTC